GTGAAATCGCCCACATGCTAGAAGAACAGATAGTGGAAATTGCACCCCTAGCATTCTGTCGAGGTCGAAACTTTAAGCACAGCTACGTTATACTTGATGAAGCACAAAATGCAACACCTGGTCAACTCAAGATGATTATGACTAGAATCGGAGTCGGAAGTAAGATTGTAATTACTGGCGACATTGAACAAGCCGATAGAAAAACAGCCGACAATGGGCTACTAGACTTACAAAATCGATTGGGGAAGGGGGTGATTCCAGGGTTGCAGCTATGCCACTTTGAACTAAAAGATGTTCAAAGACACCGCATCATCGAACATGTCTTAAAATTATACTCTTAAGGTATTTAAAAAGGTTAAAAAGGGGATTTGCCATCCCCTTTTGTCATTATAGAGCAGGAGTGTTTTCTGCTTCTAGTTTTTCAATCACATCACTATACACTTCGTGGTAATAGTTTCTCAACTTCTCCCACTCATTTGTTAAAACTGTTCCTTGAATAGAACATTTAACAATATTTACTTCTTTAAAGTCCATAATAACGTTTGCTGTTTGAATGTCTGAATCACGTAGGCGATTTGACAGTTGAACTTGTTCATCAATTTGTCCGTTTGGCTTACCAACGTAAGTAATAATTAGATATCTCATTTATTGTCCTGTTAATTCGATTAGGGTTGCTGCCAAGTTAATCTCAGGGATACCAACTAAACCAAGATTTGCTAGACCATTACGAATGATAATGATACTTGCATCTTTTTGTTCGTTAGTTTTACCCCACAAATCTAAATTATTGTACATCCAACGATAGATGTCCTCAATACGACTTGGATACAAACTCAAATATTGCAATAGTTGCTGACGACCTTCTGTAACTTTACCAGTTTTGAACAACTGTGTTGCATCAGTTAACAAATCATCTTCGCTAGAACCTTGACTTTGTGGGGGCAACAATTTACCCGTACTACTATTTACTTGTAATTGATTCAAGCATTTGCGTAAGTCTGGATAACAAGCACCTACATAAGTGTCAAGTACATCTAAGTCAAATTCAACACCTTCTGACACTAAAACTGTAGCGGCACGTAATGTATATTGTTCTTTGTCAGGCTTAGCGATATGAAACTTGTGGCAACGTGATTCTCTTAATGCAGGGATAACACGATGCTCATAGTTACAAGTCAAGATGAAACGTGCTGACATAGAATATGCTTCCATATCATTACGCAACGCCGCTTGACCTGCGGGTGATAGATAGTCTGCCTCGTCTAACAAAACGATTTTGAACTTACCGAAGGGCATGGTCTGAACAAAGCCACTGATTTTATCACGCACTGTATCAACTGAGTTCTCACGTGATGCGTTAATCTCTAACACATCATACTCATCCACTTTCAATTCGTGAATCAATACTTTCGCTAGTGTTGTTTTGCCTGTACCTGGATCACCTGACAATAACAAGTGAGGAATTTCTCCCTGCTTGATCCAACCATCTACTTGTTCTTTTTGTCGTTCATCGACAAACACATAGTCACTTACCGAGTTTGGGCGATACTTCTCTACCCACAAATTGTTTTTCATTATTTCTTTTCACCAAAGAGTTGCAACAAAGATAAGAACAAGTTAATAAAGTCTAGGTACAAGGTCATTGCGCCATATACTTCTGCATGTTCATTTGTGTTATCCATTAAATCTTCACGGATTTTCTGTGTGTCATACGCTGTCAAACCTAAGAAGATAATGATAGCTAGAGCACTAATGACCATTTGAAACACAGTACTACCGATGAAGATGTTGATTATACTAGCAATTACAATCGCAATCAATCCTACAAACATGAATTGACCCATACTATCTAGGCTTTGTTTAGTAAAGTACCCATAAAGACTCATTGTACCGAACAAGATACCTGCTCCCATGAACGCTGTTACAATACTACCCATTGAATAGATAGCAAAAATAGTAGCGAAACTCAAGCCCATTAATGCGGCAAATGAATCTAAAATCAACATTCCACCTAACTTACCGATGCCTGCATTAAACATCACAGGGGTGAGCAAGATAAACACCAGTGGAGCAAACACTACTACCCATTTCATAATTCCAGTGAAGAAGAATTGCAATAGCTCTGGTGTTGTACCCACATAATAACTAACCAACATACTGATGAACACCGCCAAGCTCATGTGACCGTAAACACGACCCATTGCTTTGTTAATTTCATCTGCTGTTCTATATGTTGAAACTGTATCAAACATTGTATCCATAAATTTCTCCTTAACGTTTAAGTGCTTCTAAAGTCATTATTTTACTCAATTCTGAACCCATGTCAAGTTCACTGGGTATCAAATGTAGTGCTTGATGATTTTGGTCTAACTTTTCATTATAGTACTGATATTCTACAATATGACCACCAGTTGCGGGATAGATTCGAAAGTGCATTGCTTGTGAATTCAAGTGAATACTATCATCACGAACGGCAGTTTGATACTTGCCTGCTTTTACTTTGGGCATATTGATAGCTAAGCCTGGACTAGCTCTATACTGCCTTTCTGTAGTCCCTGCAATTTCCATATTCTCTTGTTCTTCGATGCGCTCGGCATTTTTAATACCTTCACGCAACCATTTAAAAAACCATTTCATATTATACCTTATCACTAAATGTTTCGTCATCCATCGGGGTATCAGATACAAGCAAAATGTCGTTTGTATCTACACGGCGAATTGTTTTAGCCCCGTTTTCATCTTCGATTTCGATGCCACGTGACCAACGACCGTGACTTACCAAGATCCAATCGTTCTCTTTGATTTCACCAATGTACTCAGTGCCGATTTTGTATACTCTACACCATCTTGGTCTGATACCTTCTGACTTTCTATTGTCATTTGGGATAATAATACCACCTTTCGTGACACGATCCTCAAGATTCATGTCAGTAACAAAGACATAATCTTTGATAGGTTTAAACTGTTCTTTGTTGAACTTATGTGGCTCAAATGCTAGTTTACTCACTTTTGAATATCCTCATCATCATCAAACATTTCTTGTTCTTCTTTGCTTAACTCAACAGGTTCATCAGGTTCAATAGTTGGTTTTTGAACCGGAGCGATTGTTTCTGGAGCTTCTGATGCTGGTTTAGTTGGTGTAACTGTATTGCGATATTGTGCTTTAACTCGATTAGTATTGTTGTTCACAACATTGTTTTGGTTATCAAGTACATCACCACGTGCGTTGACGTTCATGTTACCAACTGCACGAACCTTTTCGTTTTTTGCGGCTAACGTTGCCATATCTAATGTCTTGCCTTGGGCTGTTCTATGTCCTACCATATTTTACTCCTATTTTAAAAATTCGTCTATTGACAAATCGTAATGCAAGCTATTTATACGGTGTACCCCTATAAGATACAATACATAACTAGCCACACTTGATCCTCTACCTACGCCCCAAACTACATTATTCTTCTTCATAGTGTCAACGAGATACTTACAATAACGTAACAATGGGAACAAGTCACGTTCTTGGAACAGTAACAGTTCTTCACCTACTCGCTGTAACTCAAAATCTTCTTTGCATTGCTCAAGTACCCATTTTGCAATGTCAAAGTTCTTATAAGATTCGGGAATGTACCAATTATCTTGGTTCTGCTTGTCATATTCTTCAACTGTCATGTTTAACTGTTGAACAACATCAAGTTTGGGAAGATTATCTATCTCAAGATAGTCAGAGAATGTAATACCTTTATCAACCATGGCATATTTTACTATTGCCTCTGGGTCTTTAAGGTAAATCTCACAGAGGTCATTCTCTGTGAGAATTTGTCTGCTATAACTATCGGTAATCATTTAGATAGTGTAGCAGAATTGAAATCTAATGTCAACAGTTATTTGTCCGTTTTGTCAAATGTGACTACTACTATTTCACTTGTTGACTGTTTTTTGGGTGTGTCTTCCCATTCTAAGTTAAACTCTGCCCAATCGTTGACTGGCTTTGATAGTTTAACTACTTTCTTGCTTTTTGGCTTTAGTCCATTGATAGTTGGTGCCGAATCATCCCACCATCCTTTCAAAGCGAAGGGTCCATTGTTTTCTTCGATAGCATAGAAGCAAGTAACACCATCACTCATGTGACTTGAGATTGAGATATCAGTGGCGATTAGTCTACCTTCTGTAATTGCATTGATTTTTTGTAGCAACATGATGCCCACGATTTGGTCATACGGTTCTTCGGGCAAGACACAAATCTTCATGCCAGCATTCATCAATCGTTCGATTGATTGGGTATCACTGTCTTGAACAAAAATGCTATTTTGCAAATACACTTCAAGGTAACACTTGATTCTTTCTAGAGCAATGTTTTGTTCTTCAATCGATTCTGTCCCAACATTAAATGTAATGTCAAAATCATAATAATTTACAAAGAACTCTGGATTAAACTGAGCACATGCTAGTAAGTCGAAACTGCGTTGAATACGTGCTGCCATAATTACCCCTTTGATACGTTCACTGAACTTTTGAGGTTCTGTTTCTTATACAAGTCATCTAAACGCTTACGTGCTTCAGTTTGGTAACTTTCAATAGCCATAGATAGCTGTTGGATGAGGCTAGTATGCCCGTTACGATACGCAAAGTTTAGTTTACCTTGCAAGTTGGTAATGGTGGTTTGTATTTCTTCGAGTGATTTATCGGATAAATCTTTGATGAAAGGATGTTGCATGAAGATATTTAATGTATCTTCATGCTATTGATTAAAAAGTTGAAAGTGCTGAACGACGCCAAATATGAGTAGTACCGTCGTATGAACCCACACAAACATAAATGTAGTTACCATCTGTACAGACATGCCCAGCAGTGTCACCCTGCACACCAAATGCAGTCATTCCTGAACGAACTTCGATAGTAGAAGCAACTGTTCCTCTATTTGTTGGTATTACATCAATAGTTGTTCCACAATCCGTAGTCGTAATGGTATAATTCAATTCGGTTACACCGTATGGAACTGTTACCCCGTTTGTGCATAAGAAATCTGCGTTATCTTGTGCTACGTGCGGGTAGTTATTTGATGCGTAGTTTTCTAAGATACGGATGCTGTTAGTAGGACCTTGAGTGATTAGACCAGTAGTACCACTCACCTTAGAATTTGGAAACATAATATTTGCAGTAGCAGCAGAGGGATCAATCTTTAATTTTAATTTAACTTGTGCTTCTGTTCCGGTTGGTGCCCACTTACTAAAGTCAAGTTGGATATCATCAGTGATAATACCAAACTGAACATCACCTTTAGTTGTATCAATAACAATCTGACCACTCAAATTTGAACCCAAATCATATGTACTCGCTCTAAATGTCTTAGTCACGCAGTTACTAATGATAGTATTTGCCATGTCATTGTTAATTGTAGTTCCCGTCAACCCAGATTTAACAACTGCCTTAGCTTGCAAATCATTTAGTTCTGTTTTTGCAGTGTCGAGTGCTACTTTGATGTTAGAGAAATTGTCTCTAAAACCCTGTGTACTGTTATTCACACCCGGGGTAGGGTATGAGATATTGATGGATGATGTGTTGATGTTGCTCATAAGTTATGTTCCGTCACTTATTTATAATTTACGTCTTTGGTAAAATTGTTTCTCTGTTAAACAATACAAACGTGTCATATTTGTCTGTTTGTTCAGGTGTAGGGTATGCGCTAGGTAAGTTACTCCAATTTGGTCTTACTAAGTGAGTATTCCAGTTATATGTCATTTTTCGGTCTACGATGAATCTATCGATTTCAAAGTCAATCTCACTGAGATAATGACCCCATTCATTAACTATCCTATCTCTGATAATTGTAGAATACCCTGGTTTAGTATGACATATTACCCATGCTGATGTTAGCCCCAATGTGCTTCCATCAAGTTGTTGTGAAGTCATCCATTTTGGTAGTAACGACTGGTCATAATCATACGCCATATTACTCTCAATTTCTTTTCGCATGTTTTCTAGGCTTATTGGATTTAGTAATTTAACAAACCCAGGGGAAAAGCTAGTATAAGCAAGTTCACTAGATGTGAACTTATCTGTTCTACTATCATACCAGTCACCATATCGTAGTCCGATATCTTGCGGCCAAGCAATGCTTGCAGGAATACTTTCACCTCTTTCATTAACTGCAGGATCTAAAAGTTGGCTATATACTATTTCGTATAGTACATCTCCATTTGTGTCTCTTGCAATCGCAGTTTTGATTTCACCAAACACAAATTTTTGCTTATAGTGATTGTTGGGTATTGCTTCCAAGTACTTTAGTAAGTTTTCAGCGATAATACCATACTGATGATTGATTCTTACTGATGATGCTTTACCAAAGTTGGCATCTCCTAAACGATATACATATTCAGGTGGAATCAAGTAATCATTATTCAACAAAGAGTTGATTATTTTTCTACCTTCAAGATTAGGAGCAGCCTTAAAGTAAATAGTTTCAACTGGCTTTTCAAATCGTTGCTTAATAGTCAAAGTGAACTCTCTTTTTTCGTCAATTAAAAAGTGAGTATTGGATGTTACTGTTACTTCGAACGTGAACACTGATTGTTCACCCTTGTTCTTCATATTAATCTCAGGTTGAAAGGGGAAATTTCCTATCAATTCACCTGAGTCTAACAAAGTTATATTAGGTGGAAGTTTTCCTTTAGTTACTCTATAATGTAACTGAGAACTTGCTTCTGCTTTTAGTGTTATATCACAAACAGACCCATTGTGAAACGTTCCTAAATTAGAAGGAGTTTTCCATACGATTGTTTGTAGAGTTTTTGATTTGACTGGAAGAATGAACTTTTCAGTTCTGCTTTTATATTGAGGATTATTTACTTTAGAAACTACTACATCAAATGAGAATGCCTCAAACACACTAGTTCCAATATCTAAAGTACCTGAAATCCAACCTGTATTCACGTCACCGGTTAGACCATCGGGAAGTTTTGAAAACGTATATTTAATTAACTCTTTATCAAAGTCATGTCCAATGACTTTAAACGCAAATGATTCACCGTCATACGCTTCAGGGAGCGTATTGCTGCTCAAATAATATCCATAGTATGGATCTTCAGGGTTCACTGTTGCCAACGGCTTTGTGTTTAAGATAGCTGGGTAGCGTTTTGCAAAAATAGAACCTTCTTGTTTGTTATGCACAATCATGTTAAGACTGATGGTATCAGTCCCTAAAGCACTTTCAACTATTATACTAAAGGCATACTCTTTTGTGGTCGGAGACCTGTCAGGTAAAGTGGGTGGAGTTGGCCAACCCGAAATTAAACCATCGACTGACATTTGCAAACCAGGAGGAAGAATGCCACCTGCCATTCTAAACATTAACGTATTAGATTCTACCGGGTTAATAACTTGCAACTGATATTTAAAGTAATCACTATCATTGACTTCTGCAATAGTTGTATTCAATAAAGGTTTGAACTTAACAACTGTGCTGGCGCTAATATCTATAGAAAAAGTACCGTCTTTGATATTCCCGTTGTCATCAACTACACGAATTACAAATTCATAACTTTTTTGCACACCCAATGACTTTGGTATACCCGACAACAAACCAGTAGTAGACAATGTTACATTACCTTCAGGTAAACTACCGCTAATAAGTTTGTAGGTAATTGTATTAGATGGTGCAACGGGTGTTGCAACCAACTGAATGTTTAAATTTGTTCCTGAAGGAAATAGTCCCAAATTACCGGGAATAGTTGTCCATACTGGCTGTGACATAATTATCCTTGTTGTTGTAATAGTTCCATCACTAAATGATAGTGATGTTTTCTATCTTCCAAACCAATAGTTCCACCATTGATACGCTTTGTCAATGTTACAAAATCATCACTATCACAGTATTGATTCAAGTTGTTGTTATCCCAAAACCAACCAGCAGAGCTAACAGCACCTGCAGGTGTTTCTAAATAAGCTACTGTTTCTTCAATACTAATACCCAAGTCTTCTGCAAACTTTGTATAGTTAGCACGACCGGTTAATTGAATAAGTCCACGGCCACAGAAACGATAGCCATCGCCTGATGACTCATCACCGTTAGCCATACGATTAGCATAAACACGATTAGCAATTTTTTCAGGTTTTCTTTCATATTGTTTAGCTAAATCCTCTGATGGAAAATATTTTTTAAATGTTGTCATCAATCCTTTTGCACCGTAGTTCAAATTCTCTTTAACGAAATTGAATCCACCTGACTCATGTGCTACTTGCGCTAAGAATCCTGCAACTCTGCGAGGATTGTCATACATGTCGTAGTATTCTGCTACATCATGTAGTGGTTCAGCATATAACTCTAAAACTGAACGCTTTGTCTTTGGGCATAATGCCTGTAATAAATCTACTGTAATTTTCATTTGTTTTCCTTTATGCGTAAATTGATGTCAATGAATACCATTGAGATGCGGATGTTGAGAACAATACTAACTTGCCCCCAGCACCTACTATAGCAGGATTATTTGCTCCGTTACTATCAATTTGAGCTCCTGATGCTGGGTATACTTTTATAGTCGCGGCTGTTGCATTGATAATTACCAGTTGCAAACTATGTGCTGACGGTGGTATCGGTAGCTGCACACCGTCAGCCGTTACGTTAGTTGCTGATGTTATTACGTTAACTTCTTTGGTTAATACTGTCGCAGAGCCTGCTGCGGCAACACTATTATTCAAGCTATGTAAGAAATAGCTAGTAACTTGTACATTGCCACCGGAAATACTTGCGGCGCCCGAGATTGAACCACTTCCGTTTAATGTCAACCCAGTCAATGTACCTAATGTAGTGATGTTAGTCTGTGATGCACCCAATACCGTAGTCGCACTTGTTGCTAGAGTAGCGTTGTCAGCTTGTTGCGCTGAAACTGCACGTGAACCACCAACTATAGTACCGCTGGTAGTTTGAGAACCAGTAGCAGTGCTGTTGAATGTAACTTGAGTAGTTGACGCTGACACAACTGTAAATGTTCCATTGTATGCTGACGGAACAACACCACTAACTGTGATTGATTGTCCTGCATAGAAAGGAATAAAGCCAGGTGAAGTATATGATAGTGTCACAACTGAACCAGTTCCTGAAGCCGCTGTAGTTGAGATGGTTGTGCTCAATACCGTACTGTTCAAGTTAGTTAAACTTGCACCATTACCACTGAACAAAGTACCAGTTACTGTACCTGTAATACTTGCACCACCTGAAGTTACTTCTAGTGAGCTTGCTTTAGCTACTCCTGTCGTAACTATGTTGCCACCGGTAATGTTGCCAGTAGCACTAATCAATCCACCAGTGCTTAAATTACCAACTGTTGCGTTACTAGTAACAGACAAAGTACCACCAGTAGTCAAGTTGCCAGCAGTGTGTGTTCCGGTAACTGTCATAGACCCTGTAGCATTAACGTTAGCCATATTACTATCACCTGCACGTAAGATGCCAGTAATATATGCACCTCCGGCAGTTGTGAAGTTTGCCGCAGTGATGTTACCTGTAACTGTATGTGCTCCTGAAACAGTACTATTGCCAGTGACCGCTAAATTACCTGAGGCTGATAAGTTACTAAATGATGAGTTACCCAAGACAGTCAATATACCATTTGCTTGAATGTTTGCACGACCCAACAAGTCGCCGGTAATATCTGCTGTGCCGGTTGAATACAAACTTGCACCAGTCAACTTACCATTTGTCAATGTGATATTACCATTCAATGATGAATAGTTACCATCAATTTGTGCGTCTGCTGTTGTTCTTAATGTAGCGGCAGAAACTTCTCCTGAAGTTGTTAAGCTACCTACGTTAGCTGCTCCATCTACCTTTAATATACCACTAGCGACTAAGTTTGCACCTGAGATATTTCCAGTAACAGAAACTTTAACACCGTCAATATTTGTAGTAGTGATATTACCAACTGTTGCATTACCAGTAACTTCTAAATAACCACCAGTAGAAACATTGCCACCAGTAATTGTATTTGTCGCAGTCAATATACCCAATGATATAATTGAACCACCTTGAATATTACCAGTGACCGCGTTAATGTCACCGTTGGTTGTGAGTGTACCACCGATTGAAGCATCAGTTTGCACTGAGAGAGCACCGCTCGTATTTAAGTTACCACCCTCAACATTACCTTGAATAGTCAATAAACTAGCAACTTTGTTATACGCTAGTCCAGGAACAGCAGTAGCTTTACCACCATCATTGAACATAATCTGCATGTCTGCGCCAGGGGCATCCATAGTAGCTCCCGGAGGGAATTTCAAACTAGTAACTTCAATTTCATTTGCAAAGAATACACCGGACACATTCATTGATGTTGCATTAACTGCATATGAATCCAAGTTACCAGTTAAAACGATATTACCCTGTGAATTAGTGTCACCTGAAATAGCTAATCCAGTCAATACCCCTAGTTGGGTAATCGATGTTTGTTCAGCAGTAGTTAAATTACCCGAAACAGTAATAGCTTCAACTGTCCCGACGTTGATAGAATCAGTAACAACTGATCCAGTCATAATAAAACCTGAGGTGTTTGATGATATTTGTTGTGTACCGATTGTCAAGGTATTACCAGACAAATACAAATCTCGCCATCTATTAGATGGTGAACCCAAGTCTAAAACTTCATCACCCTCTGGAATCAAATTGGTTTGAACTTTACCATATACCTGTAAATTAGCTGACTTCAATGTTCCAGTGAAATTAGCATTTGAAGTTTTAATGTTCGGTGCTAAATCAATATCGATAGGGGTTGTATCTGATATGATTGCAATGTTTGAATATGATGGGCTTGTTCTTGGTTTTACACGTAAGTTTGTTAAACCGTTCTCAACTGTGTATGGGGTAGAAACAGTGACGTTAGGAATATTTGCATATAATACTAAGTTACCTGTAATGCGGTCATCTTCGCTTCGCAAGCCAAATCCAGGAACAACTTCTAATACACCTTGTTTTAGTGAGTTTGTGTATAAATCAGTGAAGTTGTCTTGAACTTTTTGAAATGATTCTCTGATAGAGTCTGCTGAAGGATCATCAGGGAATGAGCCGAAATCAATATACTGTTGAGTCATGGTTATGTAATACCTCTTATAGAGTATTTATCGTTTTTATATCCAAAAAAATAGCCCACCGAAGTGAGCTATTTAAAATGCGGATTTTTATTTTTAGATTCCGCTTAACTTTTTCCACTGAGATAACGCATCAGATTCAGCAACTCTTACTGGGTTACCCATCGCTTGACTTTGTTTAACTCTGTGCATATCATTGCCCATAGACAATAATGCTTTTAGTTTAGCTAATTCAGTTTCTGCTGTGCCGTGTCCTGGCTCATTAGCAAAACTTTCTTCGACTGAATCGTGTGAGCAACCGCATGAAGATTCAACCATACCACATTCGTTGCATGTATCTTCACCTTCTTTGACCTTTTCCATGTCGCCGTCGCCGTCTAAGTCAGCTTCTTCTTTACCTTGCTCACGGGCTTTAGCTAGATTACCAGTGAACATATTACCTTCATCAGTTTCTTCTTTTTCTGAATCTTCTTCTGATGATTCTTCACCACCTGTTGCTGGTTCTAAAGTTTGAGCTTGTTCTTCGCCGCCTTCTTGACCTGCTTCATCTTCATAGTCTTGACCTTCTTCATCGCCACTGGAAACAGCAACAACTTCAGCATCACCACCACCTAAACCAGCCATCTTCTTCAACATTGATAGCATGTCACCATCGTCACCGACTACTTCTGGACTTGGCTGAGGTTCTGTACCTGTACCAGTAGCTTCTTCTTCGCCGCCTTGAGCAACACCGTAACCGATTTCAGGAGCTTGTGGTTCTGCGCCGAATCCGCCGATGCCTGCGTTGCGTAATACTGACAACAATGCGTCTGCATCACCTTCAGTTGCTGTAACTGAAACTGAGTCAGGAGAACCTTGTTGACCCTGACTTGAAGATACAGTAATACCTTCTGTCAATAGACCGTTTAATTGCTGTTCCCAGCTTTCTAATTGAATATCTTTCATTTCTGTACCTTCTTTTGTGAATTTTGTACCTTTGCCTAAACTTGATACAAAGTTAAATGCTCTGTCTGTTGCTGCTGCAATTGGGTCAGTACCCCATGGTGTGGGTTCTGCTACAGGGCGATTGATTTCTGTCTTAGCACCTCTTGGTGCTGCCATTGAACCAGGTTGTTGACCTTGAGTTCTAAAATTGTTTGTTGGTTCTGCTAGAGCATGTTGAGTGAAATCTCTCATTGAGTTTTCATCTAATGTTGGATTAGATTGGAAGTGTGAGTATGCAGATGCAACATCACCCATAAAATCTTCATCGATGTTCAACTTGTAACGTGCTGCCTTAGGTGTTAGACCCATTTGGATTAATTCATGGTAAACTGCACCATAGAAATCATCACTGTTTGTATCCATGCCTGGCTTTTCACGTGCAAGAATCTTACCAACTTCTTCGTCAGTATATTCACTTGCAGCAAAGTCACGACCTTCAGCAACTTTCTTCTTGGCTTCTTTATCTTTTTCAGCTTTAGTCCAAGATTCTTTTTCATCACCATCATCATCAACGTCAGTGAAATCTGGCTTTTTACCTTCTGCCATTTGTTGCTGCTCATCCCCTGCTAGAGTCATCTCACCCTTACCGATAGATTGCTTAATCTGATTAGCTAATTGTGGGTTGGATACTGTACCCAATGTCTTGTTACCTTGTTGGATAACTTGAGTTTGTGTAGAAGATGCTGGTTTGATTTCGATTTGGTCACCTTCTTCAAGTGCATTATATTCAATACCCAACTCAGCAGCCTTAGCTTTTAAATCAGCATCAACATCACGCATTACACCCAAGTTAGCTCTTAGACCAGAACCAAAACCCATCTTGTCATGTTGATGATTCATAATAGTACCCTTCATTCTTTGAGCGTACTTTTGAGCAACAGCAAATTGTTCTGGAGTTTGTACCGACTTGATAACTTTAGCTAGTTTACCTAGGTTAGCTGCCACTGATGTGTGGTCAACACTACCAAAAATACCTTCCATAACTGACTCAGCATGTTTAGTATCTTCAACACTTTCCATGTACTCTTTCAAAGAGTGCTTCTTAGAAACTGTACCAACTTTACCGCTTGGTTTCTTACCACCGAACACACCGCTTAATGCTGATGAATCGAACTTAGATTCTTCACCGCCGTCTTTCTTAGGACGACCACGACCTTTCTTAGGTGCATCTTTCTTAGCTTCTGCGCCTTTGTCTACTTTACCAACTTTGTGACCATATTGGTCACGAACATCTTCTTTACCGTAACTTGTACCGTAAGTACCTTTATGTACTCGACTACCTTCAGCTTCTGAAAGGCTAGTCATTGATTGTAACATGCTTTTGAAATCCATAATAATTCCTTATTTTCTCTTATCTAATTTATCTTCGATGCGGGCTAGTTGTTTCCCGATTTCAGCAATCTTGTCATTCATTGCTTCCTGACGAACACTATTAATAGTCAATTTGTTATCAACTTCTTTAATTTTACTGTCCATCGTTAGGTAGCCACCGCCACCGATACCACATGCACTAATTACAATCCAAGATAGTTGTTTGGCGGTAAAATCAATCATTTTATTTACGAGCCCCTGTTGCTGGTCTCTCAGGACGCTTTACGCTAGAGAAAGGACCTTTTGTGTTGATGCCTTCTTTGCTGTTGTTTGGTTGAGTAGGAGTCTTTTTGCCTGCATAAGGAATATCAATACTTGATTCTTTAGGAACTACTTTGTCTAAGTATTGGTTAGCATATTCTTTGCTTGCTTCTTTGCCATCATCTTCTAATTCTTCTGTGTTCAACAGAGATTTTTCTGAAGATGTGTCGTATTGATTTTGTACTTTAGTAGATGCTTCTTCCATACCATCAGCAAATTCAGTAGTATATACTCTAACTCTGCTAACTAAGCAACCACATGCTTGAGCACATTGTTGAATCATCGGTTCAGTTGCTGGGTACTTGAACTCTGCTTTGATGATAGTAACTGATTCGTTTTCTAAATCATCAAAACCAACTACCTTCTTTTGGATAGGTGTTGTTTTAGGTTCTTCGATTTTGACAGGATCAAATTTGCTTAGATTGTACTTAAACATGTCTAAGAATTTACTGTCGCAATCACCGGCAATCTTGATTGTGTATTTGTAAGTGCGAACACTTTCCATGAGATAATGACGTAGGCTCTTCATTTTTAATATTCCTAATATAGTATTTATTCTTTAGTCAGATTTTTTGTTTGCTAAAATCTGCTTGAGTAGTTCATTTCTGTCTACTAAACTGCCTTCTCCTAAAGGGGTATTTTCAATCTCCTCTGGTCCTTTTGATGTTGCAATCTTATGATCCATTGCTGCCTTCTTCATTTGAAGGTCTAGCATCTTTAGTTTTTTGTTGATTTTAGCTGTTTTAGACGTAATAGCATGACCCAAGAATGAACTAGCACTGTTGAAAATCTCACTAGCAAAACGGCTATCTACTTGCATTCCTAAATCCATCAAGTCTTTATATGATTCTGTTGCTAGTTGAGCGAGTTCATCCATCTCTGTGTCACTAGCTTCTAATCCACGAACTTGTGGCAATGCACTCTCGATTTTGTCGAGGGTGTTCATTGCATCTTCTGTGATTTCTTGAACTTGTTGGTGCTCGATGACTTCCTCATTCTGAGAATCATCTGTTGTTGGCAAGTCGAAAAGTTCGCTAAGTTTCTTTGTCATACTATTATCCGATAATAGTAGTATTTATTACTTGCGTCTACCGTTGTAGAAAAGGTCATCTTCAGTAATGACCCTGAACGTTAATCTTGCTTGTTTACACCATGCCATAGCAGCAGCCCATTTTGCATGGTTGACTGCTACAACTGCTCTATCTCTAGCATTAGCAACTTTGCTTTCAATAAGGCTTTGCTTCTTGGGTTTGATTTCTACAATCTCTGCTATTTGCTGACCGGCTTTATTTTGATAGACTATGAAGAAATCGGGGATGTAATTAGCTGCTTTTCCGGTCAATGGATTACGATAAGGAATAGCAATAGCTTCACTTGCCCATTGAATAACATGGTCATTCTTGTCACAGAATTGCATGAATGTAAATTCCCAACCTGAACGATAGCGAGGCTTACCGTTACCTACATACTTTGCAGGATTAGTTGGTACGAATATTCCTTGTGCAAACTTAGCCATTATACAACTATGTTTCTCTGTACGTATTCGTTTGGTACGGGTTGGTCATTAATCCCATACAAAGTTGTTTTACTTTTGATACTGTTTAAGTACAATGCCATTTGGAAGTTCATTTCGTCCAATGACTTATTTCTCAAAGTATCTAGTAATTCTAAAACATCATCCCCTGTTGTCTCAGCAATTCTAAAAAGAATTGTGACGAAATTAGAAGTCACTGATTTACTTTTAGTGATTTCATACAGAGTTGAATATACAATTTCATAACGGTTAGCATCAATTACTAACTCAAAATTGTAAAAAGAATCAAACAAACGTGTTGTATTGTCTAATTGTGAATTTGGTGCATCTACGATATTTGCCATATATTACCTCGTAGAAGTATTTATTATTTTTTTCCTGTCGAGTTTAAAGTCGGGAAATTGAATGTAGAGTTAGGATTAGGTTTACCTTGTGCTACGTTCGTAACACCTTGAAGAACTTCACCCTTTGCCATTTGAGCAATGTTCTTACCTTTAAAAGTATTAGCAGTTCTACCTGCAGTTTGTAGTACGCCAAGCCAATTGCCGTTTTGTACGTCATCGACTAAACTACCACCAGCGTCTAGTAAACCACCTTGACCGAATAGTGTTGCTTGTCCGCCTGCACGACTGTTTGGACTAGTAACTCTATCATAATGAGCTTCTTCACCGAACAACTGAACTATGGCTTCTGGTTTTTTACCATTAACCATACCTTCGTAATATTTTACGTTTTCATATTGCAAGGTTAATTGATGTTCCATTGTATCATTTGAAGAATAGTCATATGTGTCGTGACTGAAACTTTCAATCATTGGGTTCATCAAACGGTACAAAATAAAATTGTGTTGGTTAAAACCAAACACATTAATTGCATTAAAGAAGTTAGGTTTGTTTGCACCTGTTACTGCTTCAGATACATAACCCCAATCATCATATCCTGCTATATCATTCGCATATGTAGTTCGCTTAGTCATATCAAACGAGCTAGGACCAGTTGATTGATTTGTTGGTTGATTATCACCAGCTTGCGCAAGGTCTTTGTAGTAATATGAGCTATATGCTTGCCAAAGTTTTCTCGCCATACCTGCATTATCATCATGCATGGTAAGGTTGATTGGATCAAACTTCATTTTTGTTTGTACAATTCGTTTACGATTGTACTGATTCATAGTATGGAGGTCAAAGGTAAACTTCGGAAGTTGAATATTTTTAACATTCAACCCGAAGTTTTGTCTTTTATCCCAGGTCATGAAATTGCCAATTGCAGGATTTATGTCAAAGTATACATGAAAGAGAAACTTAAATTTAGGTGCGTTGGCGTAATTATCAGTAACAAATGTTTTACTTGCGTGTTGAAAATCACGCAAGTATTCATTACCGAAAAACGCTTTTGCACCGTCTTTGAATAAATCAGAAGCAAATGACATTAGTTATTAACCGAGACCAGTTACTGAAGCACCACCGAATGCACGACCAACAGTAGTACCCAAGCCAGAAGCCAATGGAGACTGAATAGCGTTGTCGAAACGAACTTGCAACTGAATTGTTGCTGGCTCATTTGATTTGTAATCCATGTTGTTATAGTTAACTGTCTTTAAGAAGCAGCCATATAATTCCCATGTTTCTAGGACTGTCGGAGTCAATACACCGTTACCGCCATCAAGTACTTCGTAATTGATTTGGAACTTGTAATCTTGACCTGAAGCTGCACTTGCTTGTTCAACAAAGTCCATTTGCTTTTGTAGTTGCTGTCCAACTAACTTAGTAACGTTACCTTGAGCATCGTCACGTAAGTTGATAGTTGTTTCAGACCATGTGTGCTTACCAGCTAGATATACTTTGCTGTTGTAAACATCCAATGTAACTTCTTCGAACGATAGTTGTGGACGTGTGATATCCATAACTTGCTTTGTTAATTCTTGTGTAGAACCACCAACGCCAAAGTTCAAAAACATCGCTCTAAAGCGAAATTGTAATTTAGGCATCAACAGACCTTGGCTATTAGATGAAGCATCTGATGCTACGGTCATATTGAACAGTGATTGAGAGGCTGTTGCCATATTTTATTCTCCTATGTATATATTTATCTTACCAGAATAGCCCCCGAAGGGGCTATTATCTTTACTTGAGACCTGCAATCTCACCTGTGTTCATAATACGAACCGGGATGTAGATGAATTCAGCAGCCTTAACTGGCTCGATAGCAACGTCAATCCATAACTCGTTTCTGTCGATACGAGCAGGTGTGTTGTTAGTTTCGTCACATACAACCAAGTAGTCATATAGACCACGTTTAGCAACCAAGTCAACGAATAGTGACTGTACAACCGCTGTCAACTGACCACGTGTTAGCGCATCGTTTGGTTCAAATACGAACGGACGTGCTGCAACTTGTAGACGTTCACGGATGTAAGCAACTAAACGAGCAACGTTAGTTCTGTCCATAGCAGATTGTGTATCTTGTGCGTTCTTGTTACCATAGTTCAACAAGCCAACACCAGTGAAGAATGCCAATGGGTTGATTTGATTTGAATATAGAACATCACGGATACCCATTCTGTTCTTAACTGTCTGGAATTCACCAGTAGTTGCATCGATATAACCAATGTTTGTAGCATTGTCGATGTTACCACGGCGTGTACCAGCAGCCGCTAACCAAGGATAAGCAATAGTATCATTTCTGATGAATGTACGCAACATCAT